ACGGATATATCCATGCCAAAGATTGTTACTCGACCGGGTTCAATTTTTAGATCCTGAACCGTCAAATCTTCAAAGGCGCGATAAGGCCAGGGCGACTTTAGGGCAGAAACCCATTGGCACAATGTTTCGGTGCGGCTGGCTTCAACGCTGGACGTTGCAATCGCTTCTTCAATCGTTGATTCATCAATCAGGTAGCCAAGTGCCGGGTTAGCCTGATACCACGCATCACGATCAGTAATTTTGGCAAAATCATCGGCTGAGTATTCCCAAAAGCCAAGTGTGGGCGGCGGATATGATAAAGCGCGACTGCGTAAATCATTGAGTACCGTGCTAAAGGCATCACCGGCATTGGAAGTCATAAAGATTTGGCTATTAGGTCGAGCGCGAACGATAGGCCGGGCAGCAGTCCATGAATCTTCATCAATTTCACGTAGTTCATCGATATACAATAGATCAGCAGTTTTTCCACGACTGCCGTCACGCGTGGCCGCCACGATTTCATACCGCGCACCGGACAAAAGTTCTACCGATTCTTGACCATTTGCCACACGGATTTGTTTAACCTGTGCCATCAAGTGCGGATTATCCTCAATGACATCGACAACTTTGCGAAACGTGTCTAAAGCCATGCCACGATTGGACGACATGGCAACAATGTTCATTTCGCCAAAAACAAACAATCCGGCAAGGATACGGATGCGCGCTAGGTGTGTTTTACCGTTCTGACGCGCTACGAGCAACAGCGATGTCTTTCTTCGCCATTTCCCGGCCTTGTCGACCTTCAACAAATCAGTCAGCACATATTCTTGCCAAGCCAGCAGCTCTAGATTGCAATCGGCCAGAAACTTATGGACTTCATCAATCCTAGACTTGCCTTTGAGTGGCGCATTTTGTAATCGTGGCTTTGTCGCGCCCTTGCGAACCTTTTTCAATTAGCCCCCGATTGGTCTGGAAGCATAAACGGTGAGTCTGGATCAATCCGAACTGTTGTGTGTCCGTTTTGGACTATTTTGGACTGATTTGCACCTTTTGGAGAGTTTTTGAATCGAAAGGCAGGGGGGGTAGACCGCCGTGCTAAAAAAACCGCTTCGTCTTGATCCTTCTTCTGTATATTGCACCGTCTACACGCAGCAACGCAATTGTCCAACGTATCTTCGCCACCCTTGACTTTTGCAACGCGATGATCAACTTCATTAGCCACGTCACCACAATAAGCACAGGTATAAGCATCACGTTTAAGCACCTGCAACCTTAACTTCTTCCAATGGCTTGTAGCTCTGTATGGCTTTAATGCCATTTGTATTTCTCCCAATGATCATAGGCTTTGCATGCAGTACCGTATCGATGCTTGACATAAATCAAGTGTGCATCAATCTGCTCATAAGGGTTAAGTGTGCCATACCATTTAGATCTCATCTGACCTAGACCATAGTGCGATCCATTCTTTGCACGATAATCCCAACGACTTTCTTCAAAGATAAGCCAGTTATAGCATTGAAACTCAGTCCAGTTTAGTTTGTTGTAAGCATATAGTTTTACATTCATAACGTGATATGGCTTTGCAGTTGCTTTTATTGTTGTGGCGCAGCTTAGTGCAATTGCCATGCTCGCAATAAACAGACTTCTGGCCAATGCTCGCCTCGCGGCAAAGCTGCCTCTCAGGCTTTGCGAGAGTCTGAGCATACCAACGCTGTCAAGTTTAATTAGTTTTCGTGCGTGATTTCGGGCGTGTCGCAGGCCAAGCAATAATTTCTGTTCCCATAAATCCATAGTCCACATCCTTTGCATCGGTGGATTAGTTTCGGTTCAGTAGCCATTGGCTTTTAATAAGTAAACAAGATCTTCAACCCTTAATACTGCAACCCAATCATCAATTGCAGCTTCTCCTTGACCGTTTAGGCGCATGACGGCTACGCCTAAACCATTGGTCTTGCGATCCTTTAATTGTTTCATGCACGATTTAGGGTCAAAATTAGCACGTGATTTGACTTCAATATCAAGACCCTCGATGCCTTGAATATCGCTGCCAGCCGCACCTGACCCTACTTGGTGCGCGTGTTCCCATCCATGATCACGAAGGTATTGTGCTAATATACGCTCGCTTTCACGGCCTCGAACTTTACGTGATTGCTTCATTTAGTTAGTCCTCACATGACAGGTGCGACATTCGCACGGCTTTACTGCTCCAGCAGTTATAGGCTCGTTACAATTGTCGCACACGTCAATGCGTTTATCTAATACCAACATCATTCATCACCTGCCCTTGCTAACATATCTTCCCAACAGGTTTCACATAAACAGTTCAACGATTCTTCCATCAAGATTTCTTTCAATGGTGCAGCTTTACCGCAAACATCGCAGCAAATCTGAACATACGTTCCGCGATTGATCTCTGGACTCATCCGGCAATCACCGCTTCATCCTCTGGCCTGAAGTTCCAGCGACCAGACGGATCTAGCACCATCCATATTGGATTGCAATGTTCAGCCTTGCGCTTGTATGGCAATGGACACATCCAGCCACGATATGCGCCTTTTTTACCTGTGCCTTCACGCAACGTGCGTACACCGTGCGCACATTTAGGCACGATTTCGGCCTTGACACCAGCCATCACATTGTTAATGGCTTCATCGAGCGTTAGAACGTCTGCTGGTGGCTCAATAGTTGTATCCCACACGATTTCCGCAGCAGGATTATTTTCCTTTATAAAGTTCTTTTGTTCTTCGGTGCGTACACGTATGGGTTTAGGGCTTGCTTCAGCGTCATTAACCTTTGCCATTTCCAAAGATGAAGGCCGCTTTCCTTTAGCTGACAATCCAAGATTTGCCAAGCATCGTCCAATGCTAGAACTCTCGCAATTTTCAAGCCAAAAATCACGATCCACACCACGATCTTTGCGAGCACCACGCGCATAACCAATACTGGAAGGAGTAGCGTCTGCATAGGTACGGTATGCAAGTGCCTTGAATACAACAATGCCTTTTTCTTCATCATTGCTCACCAGCTCTGTAATGATTGCGCCGTCTGGATATTTTTCATAAAACTTGTGGATGCGCGTGTCAACATCTTCATAATTCTCCAAGTTGAACATCTAGTGTTTCCTTCCCTTGTGCATATTCGATTTGTTCTCTGAGCGTCCATGTATATGAACCCCAGTCTTGAACATAATTGGCGCAAGATTGACAGTAATGTCTGACAACAATTTGTCTGCCAGGTCGCTTACTTGTTATCTGCCACACGGCTTGTGTTTGACCGCGCCAATGATCCGTTCCCCATTGCATCTTGCAGTAATCGCACCATTGACCTTTGGGCGATCTAGTAAGCATCCAAATCATTCCAATCTTTGACTGCGAGTTCTCCGGCAATAGCGAAATAGGCGACTGCGTCCAGCCAAGAATCGTGAACGTTTCTAGTTTCCATAATTCTTGCGAGCTTGACCAATGCCATACAGACTGCAACGTCTGTCGGGTCAAGTTCACGCTCCAAGAAGGTTGACCAAAGCTGCGCAGTTCGCAACATTGTGATGTCGTAATGACCATGCGTTGCCCCTCTTTCAGTAATCGTGTCTGCCGCATTAGTCAAAATGTCTTTCGCTCGCAACGGTTTTGCCCCTGACGTAGCCTTTTGCGTACCCATTCTGATAGCCCCTTTGATAGATAGAATCAATTGCAATGTAAACGAACCAACCAAATAACCAGATAACAATTGTGATCATGACGATTTCTTCGGGAGTAAAGTTATTCGACATCTGCACTCACCCCATGCACGTCAAGAAAATAGGCAGCCAAAACTTCACGGCTTAATCTGCCGCGTTCTTGGCTTATGCCTAGCTTTGATTTCGCATATTGTCTGATGAAACTGGCTTTCACATAGACTTTACCGTCCGTATATGCTCCGGACTTACGGTCGAACCGTATTGTGCCCATGAATATCCCCTTTCAAATAGGATTTCAATACCTATTTTGAAGGGTCAAATGCTATTTTGTCAACGACACGCCCTAGATTGACCACCAGCCTTGACGTTTTGCGTTTCCGTCTTTAATCCACTTACGATGCAATTGGTGCTGAAATGCCCAATCGATGTCACGGTTATCCGTAGCGTCTGCCTTCAACGACAAACGATCCGTCTTTTTCCACCGGAATTGCCATCGGCGTAACACCTTTACGATCCACATATAGCAGTCCAAAACCTTTCTGCCAATTGAACGTTCCACGCGTGTAATGCGCTTTAGAAACATCCATTAAATGACCGACTTCAAAGCCAGTCAAAGTACCAGTTAAAACGCCCCCAGATGCCGTTGTGAAGGACGAAATCCCCTGCCTATGGGTATGACCACACACCACGCTCTTACCATGCCTCTTAGCGGCTTCTAAGGCCGTTAAACCGCCTTGTGGCTTGGTGCTCTGCTCGTCACCGTGAACCATTACCCAATCATCATGAAATTGATAAGGCTTGTGATGGTATTTGATGCCTAATTCGTCCAGCCGTAAAAACCGTTCAATTGTCAGCTCTGGCAAGCCAATCAGGCCGGGTAGGCGTTTACTTAGTGAGTTATAGAGTCTGGCTGAATGGTTGGATCTACTGAGATGTTGAACTTGCAATTCGGCCAAGACTTCGACAGTTCGGTCACGATCTCGACCAATGCTTCCCGACCACTCATCCCTACCGGAACTCCATCGGCTAATTGTTTGGAAGTCGATTTCATCGCCCACGCATAAAACGTCATCAGGCTTGTATTTTCTGATGAATTGGGCGACATTCTTGACGGCTTTCTTATCTTCGTAGGGAACTTGTAAATCTGATATAACTACGATTCGCTTAATCGTCGTCCTCATCATCTTCGTATGGCGTGTGATCAGGATTGTTAACTAACCAATCCGGCAATCGCATCTGTTCTTCGATATACCAACGAGCGCGATCCTCGCCATATCCAGCACGTACCAAAGCTTCATAACATTCAACAATTTGAGCAGCCCAAATGTCAATGGGTTTTAGTGGCTCACCAGTACGCCGCGCAGCAGCTTCTTTGCGCTTGCGTTTAGCGGCGAGTTCGCTTTTTGATAGTTTTCTTGCGCTCATTAGTCAGCAATTCTAAGACCATTGATTCAAGTTTATCGATGCGCGACACGATGTTTGATGCTTCCAATATGCCGGGTACTTCATGTCTAATAATGTAACGAAGGCCGCCGACAATAAGTGCGCAGCATGAAAGTATGGCAGTTACAAATGCTGCCCATTCCGCAGGGGTCATCGCCGACCGAAGGCGCTGTCGTTAGGATTAAGATAGCGAAGGATAACGGGCAGACTCGCGGCCAGAGCGGCATTCACAATTGCATTGGCATCCCACCCGACTGCTAGGTAGGTCGCTATTCCCGCTGCTAGGAAGCTTCGTGCCCAGCTTGCCGCTATTGCTTTTAGTTCTTCCATCTTCGTCTCCTGTCAATATGGGCAGATAGAACATGCTGCCGTCGTTATCGCCCAATTTTGTAAAGCTAATGTGGATGTGTTTCTTGTGCGGGTTTATTCCTTTGTATTTTCTCCATCGGTAGTTGCCGACCCAAGATGCAATTCGCTCGTTGAAGATGATGTAAGAAATTCGCTTATCAGTTCTGGCAAGTAGTCGTAACTGATTAGCAAAGTCGAATGCCGCGGATTTGTCGGATTTAAGGTCAGCGTCAATGTCGATGGCACGTACAATCCCTTTTTCATCAGGATTATGGTCAGATTTAGGACTATGCGCCTTATGTCCAGGTGACGCTGCGGCACCATCGCTAGCTCTATCTCTACTGGGCCACGCATCGTCAACCTGTTCTCTGAGTTGTTGCCCCGCTTTACACAATTTAGTCATTGTTATTTAGATTAGCAATGCTGCAATTTCGTCAGGATTTAAGCCAAGTGCTGCAAGTTTAGCCTCAGCACTTGCTTTTTTGGCTGCCTTATCTACTTTATCCGCTTCTAGTTTTGCTTTGTAGGCGATTAAACCTTCTGCAATTTCTTCATCTGTCGGTTGAGTTTGCTTTTCATCTAGCCACTCAATTTCCATATTTCTTACCACAAACTCTGCTTCTGGTCTAATAAACAAAATTGCTTGAACTAAATCAAATTGAGCATCCATTTATGCACCTATTTCCATAAGAATTATAGTTGATTCATAATTACCTGCTTGGTATCTTAAAGTGTTGCCATAATTTTTTATGCCTTGCGTTTTATATGTTGTAGCACTCGTAGTGTTTGGGCTGTCCAAATATGTCATTGTAAATCTATCACCTAAATAAACAGGGCTGCCATAACTACCAATATCAATATGACCATCACTTCCTACACCACCTGTAAAAATAGCGGTTGAGCCTCGTAAGATTCTTGACCCGTGGCTTAACAAAGACCCGCTGAAAATTAACGCTGTTTGTGAAGTAAAAATTAAAACCTTGCTAGATGTTGCCGATGGCGTAATAGTGGCGCTCAAACTTGTATCTGCATAAGTGCTGCTCGTAATATCTGTCGTCGTCGTTGTTGAGCCATAAACAACTTGCAAAACCTTGCCACCACCAGCAGGAGTCGCCCAAGTTGGAACGCCGCCAGAAACCGTCAAAACTTGGCCAGTTGTACCGATTGCTCGTTTTGTCAAAGTATTGGAAGCAGATGCGTAAAGCAAATCTCCTGTTGTATAAGTTGTTTGATTAGTTCCACCACGAACTTCAGTAACGGGTACGCTTAAAGATAACGTAACATCCCCACTTGTACCACCTCCTGATAATCCCGTGCCTGCGGTAACAGAAGTAATGTCGCCAGATGAACCAATGGAAACCCATGCCGTGCCATTGTAAACTTCGGTCGCATCGGTATCTTTAAGGTATGAAACCATGCCCTCTGCAAGTACGCCTGAAAGAGCGGTTGTACGAGCAGCGGCGCTAGCAAACACCATAACGACCTGCTCTTGTAAATATGTATTGACCTGAGCTGCTGTAAGCACGTCTCCCGTGTTAAACAGCTTGTAACCTGCACCTGCCATTATGTCTCCTTAGTAGCTCAGTACGTCT